AACCTCAAACTCTACTTCAACGATAGCACCACCACCGTTAACTGAATTGATAAGTTGGTTCTTAGAGATTTGTCTGAAAGGTTTATTGAATAACCCAAAACACAAGGCGTCAAGAATGGTAGACTTCCCAGCACCATTCTCTCCAATAATTAATGTAGTTGGACTCCTATCCAACTGTATCTCTGTAAACTGATTGCCTGTTGAAAGGAAGTTCTTCCAACGTACTGTCTTAAATATAATCAAAGTTCTAAATCACTCGCTTCTACATATAAAGACTTCATCATACTCGTCAGTCTTTTTTTATCTAATGTTACATCCAACTCAGCAATGTAACGCTCCAATAGGGTCATAGTATCTTCTGCATTCTCAATGATTGCATCATCCACATTCTCAGCATCTAGTTCACTGAAGTCTTCTACAATCTTTACTTCATGTGCGCCAGACTCTGATAGAACCTTGTCGATAAATTTATCAAATTGATAAAAGTCTTTTTTATTAACAACCACTATCTTAACAAATTTATCCTTCAATGTCAAGACATTATAGTCAGAATAATTAGTAGTAGTTTCATCATAATACACTTTCTCAAAGATAGTGTGTGGATTAATAATTCTGTCTAGTTCTCGTGTATCAGTATCAAAGACATGGAAACCTTTAGGGCATCCGTTGTCACTCCATGTCATTTGATAGGTATTACCGAGATAATAAACTTGCCCATCATCTGACTTCTTATGGAAGTGTCCAGAGAATACTGTGTCAAATTTTCTTAGGAATTGTTTGTCGTATCCACCTTCTGCAAAATGTCCAGCGTGCATCTCAAAACCATTAATCTCCAAGTGACCCATGCAAACTTGAGCATTGGTCTGTTGGATGTGTTCCATAGTATGTGCATAGTTATCTGGGCATATCCAAGGTAAGAAACAAATAGGTGTACCGTCAAATTCAACAGTAGTTGCTTCTGGATAAACAAACATCTTAGGATATCGTCCCTCTACAAGTTCTGCAAGAGAGTTAACATCATTAGTGTTCTTATAGAATGTGTCGTGATTACCCACCATCATGTGGAGAGTAACACCTTTGTCTACAAATCTTTGAATAAACCTTGTACGGAAATCCTGGGCAATCTTATAGGAAACAAACTTACGTCTGTCCATAACGTCACCCAAGTGAATAACCGTATCAATATTATTCTCTTCAATGTAAGGAAAGAATACCTCTTCCCAGAATTTATAAAAGTAGTCATTGAAAGCAAGGTTATCATTTCTTGCACCAAAGTGTGTATCAGTTATTAGTGCTATCTTCATTTACGTCTTCACCTGTATCATCATAAAATTTTTCAAGTCCTTTGGGTTCTTTCTTAGTTTTCTTCTTTGGTTTATAAACAGCTTCAGCAGGAAGGAAGTTCTTTTGTAGATAATCTACGAACTGTGCCTGTTCCATGTCTTCTCCCATAGCCATAACATCAACACTCATATTTTCAATCACCTTGTGACGAATGTGTTGTTGTTTCTTTTCTTTTTGAATTCTACGAATGAACGCATAATATATGATTTGCGTGAAGTAAGCAAATGGGTTGTTAGATTTCTCAGGATTGAAGTTGCCACAGTATTGTAGACAGTTTTCAATGCCATCAGAAATCATTTCATCCCTGTATGTATAATTAATAAAGTTTGGTCTGTATGATAGGTGGTTTGCGATTTTAAGGAAGCACTCACCTATGTAGTTAGTAACTGGCGGTTGTGGTTCACCAAGTTCCTCTGCGTCCTTACATTTGTCTTTCCACCCCTTCATTGCCTCTAAAAAATCTTTATTATTGACATAGTGTGGTTTTTGTTTTGGTTTCATAATAATTCTTTCCACAGTGTTTGATGGGTATATTCCCAACTATTCATACATAATACTATATCTTGTGCCGGATGTCAATAGTTTATTCTAATTAAATTTATTTCAAAAAACTTCTTGACAATCTCTTGACAACAGGGTATATTTACTATGCTGGGTTAGAGAATGAATAAGAGTATAGATAACTAGTGTAATAACTTAGAAGTAATTCTATAGTCATCCAAGTCATCAAATAAGTCTTCCTCTTCTTCAATAGACCTTAATTGTCGGTCTGTAGGATAAATGGAATCAGATTCATCCTCGGCATCCATCCTATTAATACAATGTTCATAAAACTTAGTTAACCCTAAAGACGCTCTTGTTATAACGAGAACTTGAGTTTTGGGTATATCATAAACATTATCCTCAGAGAAGTGTATCCATCTTTGTAGAGATATAGATTCTTCTATTCCTTGTTTAGTTGCTCTAGGAATACAAGATAATTTTAGGGGGTGAGATACAACAAAAGTCTTAGGTTGGTCATCATCTACTAGTCTGGCAATAATCTCCTCGCCACTTGACAGTTTTAGAATCTTTGTAATCTTCTCATCTGTCATTTCATTTTTATCCTTTGTATTTGATAATCGAATTGTTCTTCATTGTATATATTTATTCGTTCTAGAAAATGGTTTATAGTAAAGTTCTTCTTTGACTTGTATGTGAAATCATCTGCTATATCGAAGAGGGTAGCGGTATCCTTACTTTCACTCCTACGCAATCCACGGCCAATCGACTGCAAGGCACGAACTCTGGATTTACTTGGACTTGAGAACACGATGTTATGAAGATTGCGAATATTGATACCAGTACTAAAAGTGCCATAGGAGGCGATGATGATTGCGTCCTTCTCTTGTTCTGTAATTGCACGAATATCTTCTCTTGTTTGTGTGTCTGTTCCACCGTATACGAAAAACACTTTTCTATCAGTTTCCTCACTAATCATTTCGTGAAGAACTTTGCCGTGTTTCTCTACATACTGAAACAAGACTAGTGTATTACTTTTTAGTCTTAATGTCAAGTCACGAATAAACTCGTTACGAGCAGTGTGGGAAACTATATAATCCATTTCATCTTGATAACTCATACCTTTAACTAGTTTACACTCTGTTTCTGGATATGTCAAGACTAAAGCTTTAATATTGAAATCTGATAATGTTTTTTCGTCAATCAACTTCTTAGTAGTTACTACTTTATTTAGTGTACCAAATAACCCCTCTAGTACCAGTCTGTGTGTCTGCATACCGTCCAGCGTTCCTGTAAGTCCAAAGCGGTACTTGCATTGGTGCATTTTAGTTAATATAGATGTAAGTGATTTTGCTTTGAATAAGTGAGCCTCATCGCCAACAACCATTCCAAATTGATTGAAATAACTAGTCGGCATCTTGTATAGTGATTGCCATGTTGATATAACAACATCTTTTGTTACATTCTTGTCATGTCCACTGTATACTTTTTGAATATGTGCTTCCTGCCATCCGTAATCAATAAAGTCTGATGCCATCTGTTCAACCAGTGATGTTGTGGGAACAAGTATGAGTATCTTATCATTTAGTTCGTCTATAAGTCTTAGAGTGTAATACCTTACTAAGATATAGATAATGAGTGACTTGCCCGAAGCAGTAGGAGATAACAACAAAGCACGATGGTTTCTAATTGCGTGTTCCACGGCATCAACTTGGTAGTCACGAGGTTTAATAGATTTTCCTCTTGCTCGAATATTAAGTTGTCGTATGAATCCGTCCAGAATGGGTCTATCGATTTGTTTCTCATCTTTAAGTTCCTCACTTATTTCATATGGTTCATCGTAGTCTTCCAACCACTTTTCTAAATATGGAAGTAATCCCATATACAGTTCTCCGTTTGCTGGAGAATATAATCTTATCTTACCATCCCAAATACGATTGCGATATGCAGGCATAAACCTTGCGCCTGGCACCTCAAACGTAAAGAAGTCTGATAAAGAACGAGCAGTTGAAGGTTCTGCTTCTACCGTTAAGTAGACTTCATTTTTTTTAGTGACCTTAGATTTCACCAGTTTCAAACTTTCTCCAAGCAATTGCGTTTTTGATATTCCACTGTCTGTCGGATATATTCTTTAGATACCTTTCACAAGTATCAACACACATCTCATAGTACTCTACAAGTGCTTGTTGTTTTGCTAAGTCTTCATCTGCATCAAGGTAAATGTGCAAGTCTGCTTTTAGTATTTTGTGGTCAAAGGGATTATCACGATATACTTGAGGGTCTGATTTTCCTGTAAAGTATTCCCACTTTTGAAGTTTTAGACGCTTGAGGTCTTTCCTCTTTGTAATAAGAAGTCCCTTAAAGTGGTTTAGATATGTTAGGTATTTTTGATGAAGTGCAGCGTTTCTGGTAGATTCAGATGCTAACTCTAAGTCATCTATCTTTAGGTCTTTTTCAGCTTGTTTCTGTATTTCTTCTAGGTTCATTATGTATTCACATCCTAATAATAAAGTCGAGCAGATTGGGTTGTAACTTGCGTTACTAAATTATTCCACTTGGGAACTCAGAAAAAGATTGTTCAAGTCAACCATCTTCTGCTCATAGTTATTTATAATACTTCAAAAGTATACAAGTCGTACTTGAAAGTAACACTTGCAGTTAACTGTTCTGTATCTGTTATCTGTGTATTGTAAGTCAATCCAGATAGTGTTGTTGGGAAACAGTTCTTAAAGTTTACTTTTAACGAAGGGTTGTTTTTGTTTGTCAGTATTGTTAGTGTTGCATCACTCATTAGAGTAGATGGATTGGAGAGATTACCACTATTTGGTTTCAACCCAGCATCTTCTACAACTGCTTTTGCGTGTTGTGGATTATCCTGTGGAAAACCAATACCTATCATCCAGTCGTGTATCTCACGATAGTTCTGCAAATTTTCATTCACTAGAAACGTGATTTCCAAATCTGCAAAGTCCATAGTGTCACCCATGAATGCGATAGACTTCAATGGAGTGTTCATCTCAGCATCACCTGTAAATGAAATCGCTGGTATGTTTGCACCTGTAGTGAAGTACTCTACATTGGGTATCTTTAATAGACTAAACTTAAACTGACTTGGACTTGCAAAATCTAAGTTAGTTGGTTGTCTTGCGAGTGGATTTATTGCTACCATAGTATTCTTCCTTTATACTATTTATAACGAAAAAAAGGGACACCGAAGTGTCCCTTTCTAAATTCAATGAGAATTTATTACTACATGATGTTAGTAACTTGTACTCTTCTGTAGTATACGTTGTCGTTAGCAGTAAGAGCACCACTTCTGACAGTTGCACCACCAGCAAATGGGTTTGCAGTAAGACCATAACGAGTCTTGAAACCGATTTTAGGTTGGAATGTGTTCTCACCAACTGCACGAACCATTTGTAATGGAACGTATGGGCAGTAGAAAAGACCAGCATCGTATGGTGATGTACCCTTATATCCAACAGTGTAATACTGTTTTGCAGCTTGGTTTGCTGAATATGGGTCAATGTACACCTTGAAGCGTCCGTTAAGAACACCAGCAAAAGTATTACCAGCATCGTCAACATTCAAGTTGTTGTTAAGAGCAGGAGTGTAATCAAGTACACCTGCCATTTGAAGTGCAGAAGCAACATCAGATGAACAGATAATTACGTTACCTTTTCCTCTACGAGTTTCTTGAGCGATTGCGTTAGCATCTCTTTCAAGTTGGAACATAAGTCCTTTGAACTTCTCAACTGACCAACGACCATTTGAGTCAACATCCATATCAAAGATACCTGATGTTGCAGTATCAATCTGAGCACCTGGCTTTGCAGTTACATAGATTGTTCTGATAAGTTCTCTGTTAATCTCATTCAAGATTTCAGAAGAAAGGATATTTGCAAGTTCTGTCTCAGCATCCAAACCGTGGATTGCTTTAAGGTCTTGTGCAAGTTCCATTGTGTACTCTGCCTTAAGAGCACGTGACTTTGCTTCTACTGAGTTCTTTTCGATTGAGAATGACATCTCAGCGAAAGAGTTAGATGCAGAATCACCGAGTGCTTCAGCAGCACCTCTAGTCATACCTGTACCACTAGTATATGAGCCTGGTGAACCATCGTTAAGAACAGCAGGGTTTGTACCAGCTTGTGTACCAGCACCTGAGAAATCTGAGTCTGCTTCTGCATACTGATTCTCTGTACCAGTTTGGTTGGTATATCTTGAACGCATTGCGAAGATAAGACCAGTTGGCCCTGTCATTGGTTGTACACCAGCAACATCGTATGCAATCAAGTTTGGCATAGCACGTCTGACAAGTGAAATCAAAATTGGATCCCAATTATCTACGTTATTGCCGGTTGCGTTAGTTGGCGCAGCTTCTCCGAGGAAACCTTTGTCCTCTTTAAGTGCTTTTTCTTGGTTTTCTAGGATAACAGTAGTTACAGCCTTACGATAAGAATCACTAATCTCTGGAAGGTCATTGTGTTCTAGGACTGGTTGCCACTTTTCCTGTAAATGTTCAGTTTGAAACATTTGTATTTCTCCTTATTGAGTTTTCTAATAATATTTATAAAAAACGATTATTACACCGTTATTTTGCACGCTTTACGTTTTTACTAATCGCACTCATATAAGCACTCATAGCACCAGTAGTATCGAAGGACTGACCATCTTCTGATGGAGTGTCCACTGATTCAGCGACAGTTGTTGCTTTCGGAAAATAACTTTCCTTCAGCGTGTCAAGTTTACTTCTGAAAGAATCTTCATCAGCAAAATCAACATCTTCTGCAAGAGACTTAAACTTTTCGACTTCAGTGTCAGCCAAGTCCGAAGCAACCTCTGCAAATACTGACTCCCTTACCAATACATCTTTTTCACTTTTTAGTGAAGCAGACTTCTCGATTTGTTCATTCAGTTTGGCTTCTAGTTCATCAATCTTTGTAGACTGAGTACCTAGAATATCGTACTTCTCATCAGGCACATCGATATAATGTTCTGTGAAAAGGTTTTTCAATCCAGAAATGAAGTCTTCTGCAATCTCACCTTTAAGGCCTCTTTCGATTGCGATTTCATTTTCTTTCATCCATTCTTCAACAACATAGTTCATGTATGAGTCAACTTTTTCAGTCAATTCAGTATGAATTCTGTTTGTCTCTTCAGCAACTTCTTGTACTTTTGCTTCTTCAATTCTTTCTACTTCTGAACGAAGTTTAGATTTGACAGCAGCTTCAAATACTACAGATGCTTTTTCTTTGAACTCTTCAGATAGTTCTTCACCATCTGTAAGTGCAGTTACGTCCTCTGATACGTCAACTGATGCAAGTCTTTCGTCAAGAGTAGACTCGTCAACCTTTTCGGCATCCTTGTCTTCTTCTTTCTTATCGACTTCTTCATCCTTCTTCATCATCGCATCGTAAGATGCTTTAAGTTCACTTGCATTCATCTTTTCCATTTCGGAATACATTGCTGCAAGAGTATCTTTTTTAGTCATTTTGCCTTCTACGATTTCTTCTGCATCGTCATCGGCGAGTTCAGTATCTTCACTCTTAGTTGCGTTAGGTTTTGGGTCAGCAGCTTTCTTCATCTTTTTAGCAGATTTCTCTGAACCTGATTCAGCTTCTGGGGACTCATTACCGGCACCACCAAGGTCTTCAACTTCACCCTCTTGCTTTTCCATTGGGTCGGATTTACCAGCAGTTGCGCCAGGTGCTTTTGCTTCTTCAAGCTCGGCGTGGACTTCTGCTTCTAATTCCTCAATGGTTTTGTCTAGTTCTGACATAGGGTTTTCTCCTTGAGTTTTGTTTCTCAACATATTTATAATGATTAAAATTTTGACAAGAATTTTGCAAACGCAAGAGCGGAAACATTTGACTGTCTACGTCTTACATTTTCATTAATCTCATCCTTGATTTCGGCAACGTCAACTTCTTTTAGTAAACCGTTATTCCATACCCACTCTTTACCTTCCATAATCCCTTCAACAAAGGCTTGAGGTGCAGATGGGTCTGCAACAATATCCGCCGCAGTGGCAAGATAAAAATCATCTTTCACATAATTAGCACCACTCTTATTTTCGATAGAACCCATACCTCTTGAAGAGACACCGAGTTTTCCACCGTCCTTGATTAGTGCTTTCGCAATTTCCCCCATTGGAGTTGAGAGCAGTTTCGCCTCACCAATAAAGTTCTTTCCATCAGCTTCCAGTTTAGTTATCATGTGTGATACCCTGTCAAGATTGACAGTAGGGCCTTCAGGATGACCTAACTCCCCAAACGCCCGACCTTCAGCAACAAATTCTTTATTATAACGAGCGACTTCTTTTTGAAGTACACCCATAGGGTAGACACGACCATTACGGTTCTTCATGTCTGCCTGCATGAAAATTCCACGAATCTTCATATCCTTTTTACCATCAGATTTTTCTTCTGTGATATATTCTACTTCTTGTATCTGTTCTGCAATTAGTTTCATATTAGAACCCCGCTGATACTATTGGTGTAATGAAAAGTGTGGT